GTCTGTAGGAGGAATGTCACGCTCGTCAAATGTTTGAGCAATGTCATAGATAGCAGCAGCTATCTCATCACCTGTGACGTTTGCTGAAGTTGTATTACCAGTAGCTAATGTTAATGTAAGACCACCATTACCACCTGTAAGAGTAGTAGATGCTCTTGAAGCATTAGCGATTTGCTTGGCTACGTTTTCATCGTATTTTTTAGCGAGTGCCTTACCAAGCTCATCAGCATAGGTAGCTCTAACGTCATAATGATTCTTAAGTTCATCAATCGAAGCTACAAAACTTTGTGCGATTAATAGATCATCAATGTTGATAATCTTTTCATTTGCCAAGATTTGATTGGCTCCAACGAGAGGGGTCCCGACCGTATGGTAGGCAGCCGTTGCAGTTCCAAGCACAGGGAATTGTGCTGACTTACCACTTGTGATAGTACGAACTGAATGAAGTTGCTCATTGAAGATGTTATTTCTGGTAAATGCTGTTAGAACTTCTCCTGAGAAAATTTTCAAAAAGAGATCATTAAAGCCAGTACCAGTATTATTAATCAAACCAAGGCGAGATACGGTAGCGTTAGCCATCCTATAAAGTCCTTGTGAATAATTTAAAAAGTTAATAACTAACTTCGCTTCGATCCTTTTTCGCAAGTGGTATCTGACGCATCAGGCACTTTAGATATTTAGATTTACGCTTTGTTAATTTTATACTGAACCGCAATTCCACTTGCGTAATGCAAGGGCTTTACGAGTTAACTTACCATCTTTCTTTAACGGTCCTTTTACTTTTGACATCCTTGCACAAAAAGATTTTCTTCT